CTAACAATTGTTTCCAAACAGGAATTGCAGTTAATCCTTCAGCTTTCATCCGTTTAAATTCTTCGCTTGCTCTTTTTAATTCATCCGCAAACATTGGTAAGTTATTGGAGATAGCAAGGAAGAACTGGTTGAGGCTCACTGTAAGAGACGGTAGTTCCCGCAATAATTGTTGCGTCTGTACATTTAACCCATTCCATGAGGACGCATAATTACCCACATTTCTTTGATAGTTCCCAAATTGTGCGTCTATCTCTTTTAATTTGTTGTTCAAAGAATTGGCTTGGGAAATAAGGTTTTTCCCTATGCTGCTTTCCCGGTCAGCTTCACTTAACGCCTTATACCTTTTTTGCAGTTCAAGCATGGCGGCGTTCATTTCATTATAACTACCGGAAGCGGATATTATATAAGTGGAATGATTTTTTATTAAAGCTGAATACTGTTGATTTTGTGCTATTAGTTCCGAGTGCCTTTGTTTTAATAAAGAAGATTGGTTAATGTATTCTGTTAAGGTAATTTCTCCTGCTTTATAAGATTTGTTTAATTCGCGAATATCAGATAGTATTTTCTTCATAGCCTCTTTATTGGCTATGGTGTCGGCTGTTAATTTAGTCACTTCACTATCGTAAGCCTGTACCGTATCAATTATGGAAGCATAATTCATGTTGGCTGCTTGAAGTTGAGCGGATGCCTGATTTATCGTGTCGCTTGCAGTCTGTGTGCTCTTGGCTGCATTTTCCTGTGCAGAAGCAACTTGATTGGAAGAAGAAGAAAGCCCGGCGAGCATATCGCTTGCATTTTTTACGTTTTTAGAAAATTGCTCAAACAGGATGTTTAGCTTTTGAAGACTTGTCATAGAGTTAAACTGCTGGGATATTTGCCGCAATACAGTCAACTGCTTTGTCTGAATGGATTCCATTCTTTCCTGTGTTTTGTTCAGTTTTTCAAGAATGGATGTATAATCGTGTGCTTTTTGGGAAAGTTCGTCAAAAGTCCTTGGATTTGTCTTTGAGCTTGCCGCTAATGTGTTTGCAAATTCTACATACTTACCTTTTGCCGAATCAAACTCAAGTGATAATGTTTTTAGCTGCTGTAAAGCCTCTTTGCTTACTACATCTGTAATTACAAATTCGTTTGCCATAAGTCCTGATTTTGAGTTCCATGCAACATCACATGGCGATACAAAGATAATAATTTATTTAATTTATTGGTTCTTATTTGGAATTATTCTAAATAGTATGTACATTTGCAAAGGACGTGTAAAGTTGCACGTCACCGTAAAAAGGACGAAAAGACATGGTAAAGGTTGGTGATGTTTGCCCTCTTTTTTTCTCACCTATAAAAAATAAGTTTGGGCTGGAAATGGACTACGTTCAGAGGTTCCACACTTCTGATAAAATCCATATACAGGTGTTTGCGAGCGCTTCGGAGGAGGTGTCAGTAACACTTAACAACCTTGTCGCCGAGACCTCTACTCCTGTATCTCTTTCTACATACAATCAAAATGATAACGTATTAATGTATTATGCAGTCCTTAGCGGGCTGGATGATGCAAAATATACGGTTACTGTCAATGGTAATGCGTCAGAGCCATTCGAGGTGTGCTCCTCTGATATTATATTAGAGGAAACAACGCTTATCAGGTATTCTCACAAGAGTAATAATTCCGCTTTTGATAACATATTTTGGATAAACGATACTCAACAGGTGTTTGAGTTCCGGGTAGAAGCCGGATTTAAGCCGGAAGGATATACTTCTCATATAAGCAACGAGCAATACCGCAATCAGATGCAGGAGATAGAGGAGTTATACGCAGTCCCGTATGATGTTTATACCCTTACAATCGGAAGCTCAAAAGGCGTGCCATATTGGTTTGCCAAACACTTAAACCGCATCTTATGCCTTTCAATGGTGGAAATTGACGGGACGAAGTTCGTGCGTTCCGAGGGTTCAGTACCTGAAATTACACAGGTTATTGAATCAAGCCAATTATTCTACATCTCGATCGCTCTTGAACAACAATATAATGATATTTCCGGTATCGGAGGCACTCCCGAACCAGCATCACCGCCATTATATGGGGCATTTGTGATTGATAATGCCACAGACGGGCAGCTATTGCAGTTCAAGGCTGACAAATCAGCTTTTACTAACGTAACAACAGTGGAAGTATGATAAAGAAGAGGGTAAATAAAATAAATTGGCATGGGAGCGACCTTGAAAACAACAGGGCGAAAGCTCCTAATATATCTACTCCGGGCGGGAACGGGCTCGACGGACTTAATGACGGGGAAATATATGTATGTAATGCAGATGAAGACCCTGCTATCTTCATAAAAACAAATAAGGATAAGGTTGCAAGAGTTGGCGGTAATGGAAGTGACAGCTATTCGAGAGATCAGATAGATGATTTTCTCGGAAAGAAGCTCGACAAAGTCGTTTGGGACAGAAACCTTGAAGAGAGGGTTGACGATAACGGAAAGGAATACTTATTCTTAACCAAACCGTTGATTACCGCCTACGGAGTAACCATGTACGCAGGTGCAGACGTTCAAGTCCCTTCAATCTACGAAGGTCTCCCAATAGACGGTGTGACAATACAGTGGGTTGACGGAAAGCTTGTCGCAACAGGTGGAAAGGGTACTGCCAATGGTATAGTGGTTAACGGCAATACTTACACTCCTAATGAGGACGGAATAATCACCTTGCCTAATTATCCTTCATTAAGCGGTTATGCTACGGAGCAATGGGTTAATAACACACTTAGCGGTTATGCTACTTCATCGTCCTTGTCTCAATTATCCGCTAAGGTAGATAACTTCTTGGAAGGGACTGATACTGACGGCATCATCAATAAATGGAAAGAGCTTGAATCATTCCTTGCAGGTCAGACGCAGACAAGCACGTTAGCTGAATTACTATCCGTTAAGGCGGATAAAGCCACTACTCTTGCAGGTTATGGCATCACAGACGCCTACACCAAAAACGACATAACCGAACTATTAACCGATTACGTAACCAAATCAGGTGCACAGGATATTACAGGTATCAAGTCATTCATAAACGGCTTAAATATCGGTGATATACTTGTGAAGAAGCATTCTGACGGAGTGGTTGAGTTAGACGGTGATTTGATTTTGACGGGTAGTCTTACCATGTTTGCACAAGGCAGTCATACGGCATCAACCATTCTTGATGCGCTTCCGATTGACAATACCACATTATCCAAAGAGGGTGATGTATTAAGCGTAATAGGCGGTGTTGGAGGTGGTTCGGTAGACGGGATTATACTTAACGGAACAACCTATTCTCCTGATGAAACCACGAAGCTTATTACATTGCCGAATTACCCCACCACATTGCCAGCAAGTGACGTGTATTCTTGGGCCAAGCAGCCGAACAAGCCGAGTTATTCGTTTGGTGAGTTGTCCTCTCATCCTACTACGCTGGGGGGATATGGGATTACGGATGCTTATACGAAGCACGAGATAAACACAACAGTATACAGTAAGAGTGAGTGTGACGAATTTTTTGTAAATAAGGCAGGGGATACGATGACGGGAACATTGCTAATGTCAAATGATTCTGATATTTATGGTAGGTCTTCTGCTAATTCAGGTGCAGCTTATATAATAGGTTATAGAGATGCAACTATTAGTGGTATTGTTATGCACGATATTAGTGCTGCTAACAACACTAAGGCTCTATACATACAGACTAACGGATATGACGCGCCCAGTGACATTGGAGGATTAGCCATAACAAATGATTGTGTTACAGCATTCGGCTCAGGTGATAATGGTTCTGTATTCAGAGTGCTAAATGAGGATGACGTAAATCTTGGAGCTTTGTTTAACGTTGCAAAAGATGGCACATTAACAAGGCTTGGTAATAGGATTTGGGATGCCGGCAACGATGGTTCAGGTTCAGGGCTGGATGCGGATTTGTTGGACGGTAAACATCTTGGTAATGTAGGAGATAGAGTGATGCGTCAAATTGGCTTCCCTCATTACAGTGAATTTGGTTCTCCTGATACTAACGTCTATTTAAGAAAGGTATTAGGTTGGTGTTATAATAATGTTAATACAGGCGCATCCGATACTCTATTTGTTGGAGTTGGGCATCCTAATACATTAGGAAATATGCAAATACAGTTATATTGTGCTGAAGGAATAAACAGTGACGGATACCCGAGATACTCATCAGGTGTATTTTTCCCGTTGGATGGCGTTCCTTATCTTTTCGGTACTAACGATTATAATTATTACCAATATGCTTTAGCGACAACTGACAGTAATGTCTACTCCGCCACCAAGCTGCAAACCCCTCGCACAATATTCAGTAAGCCTTTTGACGGCACAGACAATGTAACAGGAGGAGCTAAATTTGTTAATATCTGCATTGAGACCGATAACAACGGAAATGATAGCGGAAGAGGTGGTGAGATAAATGCTTATAACACTCATCTGTATTTACAACATGATTCTCCTAATAACTTAATTTGCTGTGTGGGTGGCGGCAACGTCGGCATAGGCACTACATCGCCAAGTTGTAAGCTTCATGTAAATGGAGATATTCTTGCAAATGGTTGGCTTAGAACATTCGGTAACACAGGCTGGTATAACGAATCCTACAATGGCGGTATATACATGGAAGATACCACTTGGGTAAAAGTGTATAATGATAGACATTTTCAATGTAAAGGGACAATTTTCGGATATAGATACACTACCAATAATAACGCCGCCGCCTTTTCGTTTGATAAGCCCGGCAGTTATATGGCAGGAATTGGCTCAGGCGGAAGTGACAGCTTGGTTCGCTTAGGGCCTTGTGATCCTACTGGAGAATGGCATGACTGGGGCGGTCAGACATGGCAATTGTACGGCAATTTCCTTACCACTGGCGGAATAACAATGTACTCCGACTTAAGAAAGAAGAACGTCCTGAACAGCATCATCGTACCTCTTGACGTAATGGCAAATGCTGACCTTTTCGATTACATTTTCAAGACAGATGAAAAATGCAAGGTCAGAGCAGGAACGAGTGCCCAGTATTGGAACGTGTTTCTTCCACAGGTGACAGACACAGACAATGAGGGCTTCTTCACAATGAGTTATGATGTGCTTGCAACTACATGTGTACTGTCTATGGCCAAGCATTTCCAAAGATTTTTGATAGAGGATTTTGGCAGACACGAAACAGAGATAGAGAGATTAAAACGTGAGAATGAAGAACTAAAGAACCGCGTTAGCGGACTGGAAAGGAGGGCAGCATAATGGCAATAATATCCGATACCAATATTAACCTGTCAAACAACATCGGTGCGGTGCTGAGGGATGCAGGGGGTAATGTGGTTATAAATAGCCCGGTTACCTATTTTCGCGGACCTGCGAGAATAAACAAGGATGCGAAGTACAAGCCTGTTATCTTAAATGCAAATTTTACAGATAATATTTCTGATTGGTGGAAAGGGTATGACGGGCAATGTGGATATAGCATAAACTGGACTACCGAGGAGGGCTTAGAGCAGTTCCTTTACGATTTGCTGGCAAATGAAAATTACATGTACGATTATCGCCCTATTAGAAATGAGAACAGAGATGTCCCATTGAGATTATCAGACTTCGTTCGATATAACACCGATTGCGGTAATTGGTTAACCCAGCCAGCCGATAAACTTGTGACCATATCCGATAAAGAATATTTTTATGCAACATTATACAATCCGAGCAAGGATATTCCATACAACTTAAATATCACTGATATAAGCGTAAATGGAACGCCATTCAAAGACAGCTATATAGGCGTTATATTATGGAATTATCATAATAATGTATATACAGGATATTGTTCTATAAATACAATAGGACAGATGTATCGTAGCAGTACAGGCTTTATTCAATTCCAAGTAACTGCAAGCGGTGACCTTATGTTTACATCGGGAGTAGGTGAATATTCGTGCGCCTACATCGTATGCTCAAAAAGAAACACATCTTTCAATCCTTTAAATTGGACAGGGACATTTAGTTCGTTGCCTATCAATACATTCAGAATAAATGCTTTTGATTGGGGAATGGTGCACGTCAGAATCCAAGCAGAAATTTACGATAATGGAACTATGTATTCTGAAAACTGGTGGGGATTAAACCAAACACCGGAAGATCAAGAGCTGGGCTATTGCACAGTAACATTATACGGAATTGATACAGATGAAGGTCGCAGGGAAGTACCCTTAAAGGTTACAGAACATGATTATAGAGGAGAAATTATAGCTGCACATTCTCAAGAAGAATATGAATTAAGAATAGGATACTCTATGCCTACCAGCGAGATACCCGATTTCTCCCATTACAACGATTTCATAGTGGAAATGGAAAGCTCTAATCCCGTATTAGGGAAAACAAGATATTCAGTAATGTGGACATAATAACCAATAATATGAAACAATTCAAATCATTATCAGACAAGCGGCTTATCATTGAAGCTGAGGTAAACGGAAAGAAAGGCTTCTTCCTTATTGATACAGGTGCGAGTGTTGGGCTTATTGCCGAGGACAAGGTAAAGAAGTTCGACATCGTGAGAGGACGCAAATACCCCGGCTCTCTTGTTGGTGCTGGCGGTGAAATGGAAGATGTGTATTACTGCAATACGCTTGTGCGGTTTGGCGGGAAAGATATTCCGCAGTTCCTCATTACCGACATATCAGGCGTGAGAAACAGCATAGAGCGTGAGACCGGGATAGAGATATTGGGAATAATCGGCCTTTCCCAAATGAAAATCACATCGATGCAAGTAGATGCAAATGACAATATGATAATAATAGAATAGTAACCAATAAAAACAAAAGTTATGAGTACATCAACAACCGCCGCAGAAAAAGTGGCTTATGAAAAGTTAGTGAGAGCAACAGTAAGAGTGAATAACTCCGTAGACGAATCTAAGGTCTATGACATTGAAGCGGATGCCGAGATAAACAATGGCATTGTAGGTAATATCAATTCAGGCACAGTGAAGAAAGACGGCTCACAGGTGGCTACTTTCAACAGTTACGGCAACGAGAACCTGAGCATCAACCATAACGTGGGAGACAAGCAGGAGCAGTGCAATATCACCGCGGCCGTCAACACCTTTATCGCTGACACGAAAGCCAAGATAGCTACCGCACAGCCTGTTTCATTGTAATTGTACAACCATTAAACTATAATCATCATGGAAGATAAGAAAGAAAAGAAAGAGAAAGAAGAGTTGAGAGATATTGACTTTGCCAAAGCAGAAATCGAAAACATTGACGGCTCAAAGTCTAAGATATTCGTAGACGGTGACGGTGAGATTGGCGTATTGGTTAAGCAGTTTGCTAACGTGATATACTCCCAGTCTAAGGAATTGGGCGAGGTGGAAGTAGCCCGCGAAATCTACAAAACAGGCCAGTCAAAGGTCACAAAAGAACAGGCAGCAGCCTTGAAGAAGTATGCGGAGAACTATCCGTACATCTTGCGTACTGCAATAGAGGGTGTCTTTGATGTGTTCAAGTAACTAATCAGAAAGGGGTTGTGTCATGAAAAAGGTAAAGGTTGATTTATTAGTTATTGGTAACCTATTGGTTATCAACAACTTGCGAGGGGGGGGGTAACATCCTCTAATTGGAATTGTTATGCAGATGAAAGCCTATATGAAGCGGACAGGGTCGTACATGGAGACTACGAGATTGACGGTGACAGTGATATGTCTATTGCTGTTACTGGTGGTATCACCATTATACGGAAGGAGGTATGATATGGCTATTGTACCTAATACCGATGTCGATTTAAGCTCCGAAGTAGGTGCGGTTCTGCGTGATGCAGGAGGCAGTGTTAATATCAATTATGCGCCAAGTTACTTTACCGCGGATGCAAGAATTAATAAGTTTTCAAAGCGCAAACCTGTTCGATATAGGAAAGATTTTGGAATGTCCGATTCCGATTTCAATGATGCTCGATACGGTATTTATGTGGTAAAAGTAGACACTTCTAACATAGGTGGTGACATATCTTGGGGATACAATATACCAAGGGGAGGAGTGGCCGAGCCTTATAGACTGGAGGATTTCAGAGGTTATAACAGCGCTGCTATATCCCCGGTAAGAACTGGATTCCCGGCAGAGCTAAGCATAGATGAACCTGATAGATACAATTATGTGACATTGGATATAGATGATGATTTTGATTTACCTGAAGGAAATATCAGGGCAAAAGACGTACATTCCGATGAACTTAGTTGGTATCCGGGAATAATGGCCTTGAACAGGACGAGAAATCAATCTGCATACAGGACGTCCGCCACAACCTTACAATACTTTTCGTCAGACACATTAAGCGTTCCTCTTCTTCAAAGCTGGAAAGAAGGTGATACAATAGACATGTACACCATACTTTCTCCTAACATGTACACAGGCGGAAATGAATCCGCTCCTCCTCCGTCAGGAGCTGAATATTACTTAGCTCCTGATTCTAATTCCGGATACGGGAGGGCTGCTCTTAAAAGCACCTACAATCCTACGCTTCAGTATGAGCTGGTTGGTTATCCAAAGGTACTATATACAGAAACTGTGAATTACGATGAGCCTGCTTGGCTTGTATATGATGTTAGCGGTTACATAAAGAACAATGGCAATGTAACCCACAATGTAGAGATAACGGCTTATATTGAAAATTATAGCGAGGGAGACAGTGATTATTTTGGCCCGGTTACAACTGGAGCACAGCCGGGAGAGACTAAATCATTCGGAATGTCAGGCAGTTTCTATTCACCAAGAATGGAATACACGCAATTCCTATTTGTCAGTTTGACTATTGTTGTCAATGGCAAGGCGGGTGTGTTGTTTAGCCGCTATCAAAACATGGATACAGGCGAATGGGTAGATAACCCTTAGTAATAATAACCCCCGCTCCACTCTCACGAGCCAAACGGGGATGCAGTAGTAATTAGTTCTGATACTATGAATGATACAAAGATAAGAAGAAATTTAAACATAACGATAAAATGAAAGAAAACATTGTTACCCAAAGCATACCGGGTGGATTCGCGGTGATAGCAAGCAGCTTTATTATACAGTCATTGGAGCACATGATACCTTGGCTGATAGTATCATTTTCAGTTATTATCTGCGATTTGGCGTTTGGAGTTAGGAAGAGTTTATTAATGAATGAGGAAGTACGTTTCTCCGGAGCCATACGCCGTACTATGGGTAAAATGGTAACTTACTTTGCATTTGTCTGCATGGTTGTGATGATAAACATTGCTTCCGGAGACAAGTGGAACATTGATATATATTCCTGTCTCTTTGTGTGCTTTATAGAGTTTTGTTCTATTATAAGCAACATATTAAAGCCTAAAGGGTATGATTTCAATGTATTAAAAGCTTTGGGCATATTCTGCAAAAAGGTTTTTAATGTTGATAAGGAAGATGTTAGCGAGATAATAACGAAAGATAAGGAGGAAAAGAAATGAATATTAAAGACTACTTCGACATTCAGGAACTTGTATGCAGGCACGTGTACGAGAAGTTCGGTGATAACGCTTGGCAGTTCTTCGATAACCGCCTGTTGGAAACACTGCTTGTTATCAGGGAGAAACTTGGCAAGCCTATCTATGTGAATAATTGGCAGGTAGGCGGTAATGTGACACAGCGAGGGTTAAGATGTAATGTCTGCCAGCTTGTTGCAGAAAAAACAAGGCTTGAAAAAGTGTACGTATCGGCACACATGCAAGGTACGGGCATTGATTTCGATGTAAAAGGCATGACAGCTCTTGAGGTGCGCAACTGGATTAAGGCAAACCAAATACTTCTTCCGTATCCTGTCAGACTGGAGCAGGATGTTACGTGGGTGCATCTTGACATGCGTAATGACGGGACAAAGGGTAAAGTCATATATTTCAAAGGATAATGCCATGAAAGAACTAAGAAATCTATTATTTTGGGCGTCTGTTGGATTGCTGGCTATGCTGCTGGTGTTCGTGTTTGCTTCGTGCCGAACGAGGACGGTCTATGTGCCTGTTGAAACAAAAGTGCTTGACAGTATAGTCTACCACGATACAACGTTTCAGGAGAAGCTAATACCTTACAAAGACAGCGTGTCTATTGCTGATACTGTGTCATTCCTGCATAACCCGTATGCTTATAGTTATGCGTCTTGGAATAAGGGGATATTGAACCACTCATTAGGCATCTATCCCCAATCTACGGTGACGGTCAAAATACCCTACTTCATTGAAAAGATAAGAAGAATTGAAGTGCCAAAGCCCTATCCTGTGGAAAGGAAACTATCATGGTGGAAACGGTTTAAAATCAATTACGGAGGTGCGAGCATGATGCTAAACATTGCATGTGTCGCATTGGCCGTTCTTTGGCTTGCCATAAGGATAAAAAAGAAATAAGTGTAGAAGTTGGCTTTAGCTGACGCTCTTTCGGGGCTTAGAGTAGAAAGAAAGCCCCTATCTCTTGTCCTCTGTCTGCGAAACGAACACAAGAGACAACAATCACAATCCGAGTTGTTACGAGGCTTTCGAGTTTAATAACGCCGGGTTGTGATTTTTGTTTTTAATAATTACATGTTTTAAAGCAGAATAATATGAAAACAGGAGATTTGTATCAGATTATGATGTCTACGGTATGCAGGCATACAGGGGTTGGAGAATTGGAATTGATAGACAGTAAAAAAGAAGAATGCGTAGACGCGCGCTATCTTTTGGTGTACTTCCTATCGCAGTTTTTAACGGACGAGGAAATATCCCGTCAAACTAAAATACCCCGTCAGTCGGTAAACAGGATACGCAACCATTTCGATGTAAAAATAAACAAGTGGAGCGTAAAAAACTGCCTGCACGAAATTAGCTCCGAACTTGCCCATAACCCGCTCGTTTCTTCTATAATAGCACATTGATTCTGTCGTCCTTTGTCATGCAGCCTACATCGGGCTGCCTTGAAACAATAAATATTTTATGACTATGACAGCAGAAGATTTAATGGCAATGAAAGCCATGTCCGACGGAACCGACATGAGTTCCTACGAGCACTTCATGGTGGCTGAAAAAACAGCAAAGAGACCCAGCGGAACATCAATTGCAGCTATTACTATCGGTAGTGCAGCCTTGTTGACTGGCATCGGAGCTTGGATTTTCGGTGGCGTTTATGCCGCACAGGGAAGCAAAGCTAACCAAAGAGACATTGACCGACTGGCTCAACTGGCTATTGCAGAACGCGCAGAACGTGTAAATCAGCAACCTCGCATGATTGACTACGTAAATGTTCAGACAGGCGCTACGGCTAACGCTTTGGCGGGAGCAGGAGCAAGCGCATACGCACAGGCAGAAGCACAGATCGTGGCTGACCGTTTGACAGGTCGCTCACAGATGTGTCCGCAGCCCGTAGCATTGTACAGCGCACCGCAGCCTTGCGGATGTCCTTGCAACGGCTAATTGCATTTCGGTATCGGGGAAGGGCACACTAAGCCTTTCCCTTTTTACAAAAAACATTGCTACTTATGTTTTGGAGAAAGAAAAAATACAATATGGAAATGCTGAAAATGATAAAGCCTACCAGTAAGGTTGCACTGAAAATGCAAACTCTGATGATAGCCAAAGGAAACGTAGAGGAAGCGGAGAAGCTGTATGATTTTCTCGCTAAGGACATGGAAGAACTGCCTACGTTTGATGTTGTTCCTCCCACAACCATGCAACAGGTGAGGGATACCGCCGGAACGATATTCGGCTGGGTGAAAGAAAATCAGAACGATATCATGCAAGGCATAGAGTTCTTGAAAAGCCTGAAAAAAGGAGGTGGAATGCCGCCTTCGGGTGCCGCTCCAGTATCACCGCCTCTGCCTCCGTTGTAATTAAAACAAATGCACTATGAAAGGATTTGAAATAAATTTTAAAGTATATGCCGATACGCAGGAAGAAGCGGATGCAGCCTCAAAGGCATTGCAGGATTTTGTAAACGAACATGCTGCCGAGGGAAGAGCGGTAACAGCACAAAAGCTGACAGAGTGCGTTCCTAAATGGAAAGACAACCTGTTTGTAAAAAATCAAATCATCAAATATTTTAAATAACAAAACAATATGAACGAATACATACAAGCCATTTACGAGATAGCAGTATCAAACAATAAGTTCCTGATAGCTACGGAACAACGGCTGATAAACATTGAAGCAAAACTCGATGTGCTGCTGGGTGTAGGAACGCCTGATTCTGTAAAAGAGATGAAGAGCCGGGTGCCGGCTCCAAAGAAATACCCTCAATCAGCAGAGGAACCCGTTGCTGAATAATATTAATAAAAAAACGATTCATTATGAGCTGTTGTAAAAACAAATCGGGACAAACCTCCGTATTGGAGCTTGTCCCCGTAGCCACAGGGACTACGACACCATCCCCAATAATGTATTACATTGACCTGATTCATTATCTGTGTCGTAACCGGAACATCTGTATCACCGCCCAATATCCTTTGAGCGGGACCATGAGGGCCGTTTTAAAGTCTATTGATTCTTTAGGCGGAAACCTTTATTCGCTGTCTATCCAATTGGTAGGTTCGGTAAGTTATCTGCCATACGTATGCGGATGCAACAATTGTGACGTATGCCCGCAGACGGATACAGTGTTCACTTCAATTACCGTACCGTTCTATTCAACCACAGTACCCACATCGGCAACGCTTACCGTTACGCCTAATGTGCTGGTAAGTCCTACCAACGTACAAGACTGCTGCACGAAAACAAATGCGGTGGAAATAGAGTTCGGCCTGACTGTCACAAGCCCTGCTCCTGCGCCTGCCGTAGCTGCATTGCTTGGTGAAGATGAAAGCTTAGCAAACGAAACCAAATCATCCAAAAACAAGTAGTGTATGATTGGGGATGCAATGATAATAACCGTTTCCGTATGCCTGTTCATCTATTTGGGACTTTTCAATGCCATAGCAGGCATTTTGAAAAGACTTGTTCCGGTAAACCCGGAGAAGATAGGACACTTATCGGAGAAGCTGAAATGCAGCAAGTGTATCAGCTTTTGGCTCACGCTGGCTTACAGCATTGCATGCGGAGGTCCGGTTATTCGTTGCATCCTTGTTTCTTTTCTGTGCGCTTTGGCCGCACTATGGATTGATTTGCTTTTGGCTTATATAAACAAAAAATACGATCGGTTATGGGAAGATTTGTAATTGTAAAACCAAAGCCCGTAAAGACGGTTAAATGCCCGTCATGCGGAAAGAAATAACAATATGGGCAACAAGAAGATTATGAAGTATTGCATGGACAAATACCTCAACGAGTGTATAGGTAACTGCAAGGATGACGGTGTCAAGGCTCTTTTACTTTTACAAAAAGACATTGAAAAGAACAACGAACATCACCTTCGCCAGCAGGACCTGCTGCTTCAAATAATCAGAAAGCAAAGCAAGCCCAATTTTTGGCGGGAGGTGGGAGCAAACCTTACCGGGGACGCCATTTTTGAGGTGTTGCTAAGAGGTGCAAGCAGGATATTCAGATAAGAAACATACTACTTAATTAAAAGAAAGGGAAAAGATTATGACTATTTATGAATTGATAGAAAAGTACGGCAAAGGCAAGGGTGAAGCTGTAATGATAGAGAGTACCCGCATTCTTTCGGATGTGCTGGAGCCGATGAAAGAGAAGGAGCCTAAAAAGTATTGGCTGGCGTTAAGGAAGCTGTACGGTGCCATGAGCGGATGCCATTACAACGAGGAGTTTGCCATGCACGATGTTGCCGATATGGAATACACAGACAAGGAAGGCAACGAACACAAGGGTGGATATTGGACGGTAGATCAGATAGAGGAAGCCACCAAGAACAAGAATTTCCCGTCGGGATGCACCCGTTGGGATAAATACGTAGCCTTTAATGCTTTTTGGGCCGATCTGTGCAAGGTTTTGGACGGAGAGGATATTATCGAAGCGGCGTACGCCTTTTGGTTTGCTGATGAAGATTGGATGCCGGGAGATAATAAAATTTGGTCTTACATGTGCCTAAAATATAGC